GCAGCGCTCCGTTACCTATGAAGTACCCATTAGATGTTTGAATATTGCCTTCTACCGACAATGAGTTCATCACGGGTAATTCGACATTTGCAACCACGAGATTTCCGACTGCAAGATCGTAGAAGTACGAATTATTTCCTAGGAACGTTGCGTTTCCTTTTAAGATCATCGTGCCTTCGTCAGAATCGATGCCGGCATACGTGAGTAAATTCTGTTTGAATTCACCTGATGATCCCATCGTGATATAATTACAATAAATATAATATTTTAATATATTAATTATATATAATGTCTCGAGGCGGACTGATTCAACTCGTTTCGATCGGCGCTCAGGACGTGGCGTTGATCGGAGAACCTAATGCGTCCTTGTGGAAATCCGAGTACAATCGCGGAAAATTGTTCTCTCTCGAAAGCATCGAGCAAAATATCATCGGTTCTGTCAATTATGGAGAATCGGTCAGCTTTCTTCTTTCGCGTTCTGGAGATCTTGTCACTGGATTGATGATGGAATTGACTTTACGTCGAGGACCGAGCTCCGTGACGGATCCGCGTCCATTTTATCCAGCCGAGCACTTTTTCGAAGGAATTGAATTATTGATCGGAGGGCAGCGAATTGATTTCATTCCACACAACTGGCTGAGAGTATATTCTCAATTATATTATGACAATACGCAGTCATCTTCGTACAATAATATGACAAGTTTTGGTGTAGAAACTTCCGGTCAAGAGAGAACTTTTTACGTTCCGATCCCATTTTTCTTCAATAATGCATGGAATACTAAACTTTCACTTCCCTTGATCGCTTTACAGTATCACGAAGTAGAATTCCGTCTCAAGCTCACGAATGGATCGAATATCACCGGAATCGATACTTCGTTCACTCCAAAACTTAGAGTGTATGCCGACTATGTTTTCCTCGATTCTCCGGAAAGACTTTGGTTTGCCAAAAATCCCCACGAATACGTGATAACGCAATTACAAACACAAAAATCAGTGGTGACAGTCGACGCGACCAATAGAAATTACAAAATGTACATGAATCTGAATCATCCAGTGAAAAATATTACCTGGGTTCTGACACCCGGCGATACGACTCACGGACAATTCACTTGTTTACCTGGTGACACCTTGGATAACACGGCGGCACCTATTCAATCAGCGACGATCGTGATCGATGGAAACGAGAGATTTGCCACTCGTCGCGGTAATTACTTTCAGACGGCAAACCCTTGGCTCTCGATGTCCGGTCAGCCGCTCTCCGCAGGAATCTATACGTACAACTTTGGCTTACACGATCGCATCGGTATGACCCAAAGAGGGACAATGAATTTTTCACGCGTCGATAACTCGATGATCAAATTCACGACGAAGGCAGCAGTGATCGATAGACCGACTCATACGCAAGCGACCACCGACGAAACGCAAACATATACGGACAACAGCACGTTGAATACACTCGAAATTTTCGCGGTCAACTATAACGTTTTGAAAATCATGAGCGGTATGGCCGGACTCGCTTATGCAAATTAATCACTTAAATAATATTAGATAAAGTTCAGTATATGAATGTGAATATTCATCGAGCGGCATTGGCGTCTACCGCGATCGCAGTCGGAGTCGATTACGCGATTCAAAGGAGATCGAGACGTCGATACGATGTGAAACGAACTCTTCGGGTAGGAACGTACGCGTGGTGGAGCTCGTTTCCACAGGTGCACTACTTCAAATTGTTGGGAAACACATTCCAAGGAAATACGATCTCGACGGTTATCAAAAAAACAATGGTCAACCAATGTTGTTTTGCCCCTGTGAATATTTCGCTGGCGATAATGTGGGATTGCATATTACAGAACCAAACTAGCAAACACATGTACAAAAAAATAAATAAAAATCTTGGTCCTGCATTAATCGAAGGCTCTGTTTTTTGGATCCCAATGAATTCGATCGGTTTTTACATGATTCCAAATAATTCACAATTTATTTTCTTCAAATTTGCTTCGGTTTTATATAAATTCATATTATTGCCGCGAACCAATAATTAAATGAGCATATTGTCACGTTATTTTTCCCGACATTTAATATTTACAAAGTATAAAATGGAATTTCGGCGGATCGATCTTACGAGCAAAACAGGAACCACGTACGAAATTTCAGAAAAAGGTGAGGTCAGATCAATCACGAAAAACGGAGTCATAAAAACGTTGAAGACTAAAAATGACACGATCACGATCAATGGATCATTGCTGAATGTGCTCGATCTCGTGAAGGAAGCGTTCGACGATCCTCCGGAATCGACCGAGGAACTATTCGAAAGCATCAGAAAAGGCCATCAATTTGAGGTATTTGTTGGGAATCGTGGCACTCTTAAACACGTGTTTCGAAACGGCCGAACGATTTTGAAAAATGCAGAAGAATTACACAATGAACAAAATCACCTGGAACATCCGCAGATTGTTATTTATGGAAGGCTCGTAAATTTCCACAAGGCAATTATCGAGGCGTTCATCGGCGAGCTCCCTCCGGAAATCGAAGTAGATCATATAAGTGAAAATAAATACGATAATCGTATTGGCAATTTGACGCTCGTGTCCGATGTGAATGGCATCGCATCGTTCGTCGATAAAAAATACGAAAAAACTTTTGCGAATGTGAAAATGGCAATTAAGCATGTTAAAAAAAATGGATATCCTGATGCGACGACTTTGGAATGTCAAAATGCGTTGCATCAAACAAAAAAGTATAATGTACCGGTGGTGATATACAGTCGAACGTGGTTCCCGGTCAATCCACGTATAGATTCAGCTTGATGATCTCGTCGACGTCTTTTGGATCGTATTTATTTAATGAATTGTACAGTCGAATCGATAGTACCGATGCGATTCCGCCGATCATGAATCGGAGCCTCATACTCGTAACGTATTATTTTATTTAAATGATTTTGTTGATCCGGCTTCTTTGCGGCGGAGACGTTTTGCGTCGGCAGATGCTTTATTTGCTGCTGCTAATTCGGGATTGGCTTTGGCCTTGTTCAATTTAGCTTGCTCTTTTTTAGCTGCTGCCTTTTCGCCAGACGACATCTTCGGTGCGGCTTTCTCGGGATGCATTATATACACATAATATAATTAATAGACTATTTTGTCGATATACGTTTTTATATCGACAAACTGCCCTCGAGTCCCTGTACTACCTTTCTGGCACGGCTACGATTTAGACGTTATAATTTATTTTCGCCCACTCGCTCATTGGCGTTGCAAGTCCGGGCGGAGTTAACGGATCGAGGTTTTCATCAATGGGGTAACCTTGTAAGCCATCGAACGTTTCGCTTTCTACGAGATCTTCGACGACCGGTGGCGGATTATGCAGATTCCTCATCGGCAGAGACGTGTGCGGCGTGGCTCCTCGAATTTGCGCGGAAGGAAGTTCGCTCGCCGATTTGACGATTTTTCCATCCTTGATCAGTACGGCTCCATTTGCGTCGTACATATTCGGTGCAACTTCAAAACCCTCGAGGGTGCGTTCGGATGCGATTTCCGCGTCAGTATCGGGGGAGAATGCGGTGCTGACTTGGTCGGTGACGCCGAACGCTCCGAACTGTGCAGGATCTGTAAATTGAACCGGCGCGGCTGCGAGGGAAGGATTCATCGTGCGAGGATCGGCGTACGTTGGCGGACGGACTCCTTCGATGAGACCGCGAGTTGCTTTTTGAACTTTTGGCAGACCGCCAAACTCTGCATACGGGAGGTTTTCGTCGATCACATTTTCGATTGCGTTTGAGCCCAAAACTACGGTCGTCGATGCTTTCACGTGCTCGATGGGGTTCGAAATGTTCACGGCTTTCGGCGCTGATTTTTTCATCATCATTTGTATTTTACGCGTTTCTTGCTTTACGGTTTTGACTGCTTTGTTGAGCGCGGACTTTGCAGATTCAATCGTAGCGGGTTTTGATTTACATCCGGAGGGTGGGTCGAACAAGAATTTAGATTCTTTGTGTGCCATGTACAAAACTATGAGGATGACGAGTATCGTAATTAACACGTTCAACATCGAGATATATATTCAATATATATTTTTTTCATCACATATATTTCACGTCTGCGACTGGTTCGGGTGCCGCTTGAGCAGTCGTTTTGTACATTCTGAGCGAGCACCCTCGGATGAATTCTTCCTCGTGCATTGTTCCGTTATAAAGTCTGGCTTGAGTTCCTAGTTTTTGTATTTTGAATTTTTCGAAAGGGTTATCGAACACGTTGTCCGTGAGTTGTCTCATGTGCAGACCATTTTCCGAGGAATGCTCTCTCAGAGCCGTCTTGAAATCCTTGAACGTGCAATATTCGTCTTCGCCAAGAATTACCATGTACGATGCCATGAAATTCTCGATGAAGTTCGTGGCGCGTGCCAGGGCGTCTCGAGTATTGATGAAGTACTCGGGAAGAACCGTCCAGATGTTCACGTCTGAATATTTTTCGGCCATATCCAGATAAGCTTTGTTGCACTTTCTGAGGATATTTGGAAGTTCCGAGTTGAGCTTCATCCCCAGCTTCATGTCGCCGCCCCGGACCGGCTTCTTGAACTCGAACACGATAATGCGTCGCTGGATACTGCCGCCATTGTCCGCCCATCCAGGGACCTCGTTTCCCGCCAGCGCCATCGGCACGTCCCACGAGCACATGAACGCCTTCTCGTGTTTTACGTTCACTTGAACTTCTTCTCCGGACACCAGCGACTGAAATTCCGCTTGTTCGATGGCCAGATCGCTTTTAATTTCCGGAGCACACACCAGGTACTTGTCGTGAAACGCGGAAATACCGAACTTGCGTTCGATGTTGTTGGACAGAATACCGACGTCGATCGTCTCGTAAAAGTTTTTGAGGACTTTGAGGATGATCGTAGACTTGCCGGTCGCTGCCAGCCCCTGGAAGAACGGAATCACTTGCCACTGATCGCGCTCGTTCACCGGATACAGGCATCTGCCGAGAAGAGCGAAGAGCCAGCGACGGACCTCGGGTCCCCACTCCTGGTAGTTCGCGATGGAGTCTAGATGCGGTGTCGGGATGTCCAGCCAATCGTCATACTCGGTGTCATCGAATTCCCCCTCCACAAATTTGCAAGAAACAACAGAGTCGGACAGCGGTTCTTTCTCGGTGGCGAAGCAGTGGAACCTGTCCTCTCCTGCGATATAGACTCCGTTGTAGAACGAGTACACTCCGCGCGACTTGACGAGGTACGGAAGTTGGTAGTCGTGGCAGTGAGTGAGGTATTCTACTGCGGATCCAACGTTTCTCATGTTCTGAGTAGCGTTCTTCCACTGCTCCCACGAGACTTCCTTCTTCAGCCGCGAGTATACGAAATCCTTGATCTCCATCACCGCTCTCCAGGAGTGCATGTCGCGTCCGTCGATGACGATTGGTTCGTACAGCCAAGATCCATATTTTCTGAATTTTTTCTCCATGGAGCTGTCCAGCAAAAACAGGAGCAGCTCCTGGAAAGAGCTCACTTCCCCGTCTATGAATCTGAACCGAAGAGTCCATGCTCCCAGCTGTTCGTCCAGATCTTTATTGAGAGTCACGACGCCTTCCTCAGCTCCGAGTTGATGAACTGCTAGTTTCGCCTGATAAGCGCTCAGAACGACCTTTTTGGAGTAGAAGATCATCTCGAGAATCTTGGTAATCTTCTTGAGGTTATCAGCTTTTTCTGGATCTTCATTCATTTTTCCAGGCATGAGGTTCAATTCGCGAAGTCTGTGGTACAGAGAGATAGATTCGATCTCTGCTTCGGTGATCTTATCGTTAATTTTGTTCAACCCAAAAACCCCGCGATCATTCTCGACCGAAGAAAACAGATCGTCGTTAAAATCTACGCCGAATGCCGAGAACATATGAATAGTTTGCATCTCGAACGTCGCCCCGGTGTCATTGAGTTTCCATCTCTCCACTAGCTCTTCTAGCTTTTCTACGGCAGCTGGAGGAGACAGTTTTTTTATGATTGTTGCTATTGTTGCTTCTTTATCCGCTGCGTCTGCCTTGGAAGACTGTGGGTTCGATCCAGTCCCCATTACTGAGTTAGAATATAATTAATATATAAGTTGTTCGATTGGTGATAACGCATTGAGTGACGATATGATCTTTCATAGATTTGTGAAAGATGCCGGGTCAAATGACAATTGCCTCCCATATTGTCACAAAGTATATTAACTTAATATTATACGTATTATATAACAATGATCACCGACGATTTTACAGAGGAATGTTTTGTGGGTCCACCTTCCACTCAATCCGGAATCATGTTCACCAAGGAAGATATTGAAAAATTGATCAACATGCCTGTCGTCAATTTTTCATACTACTTTACCGCTTTTTCTTACAATTCTATAGAGGAGGGAGGGACCACGTACGAGACCATGGAATTCGTGGGGGATTCCGTTCTCGGTTTCATCATTGCCAAATATCTGTACGACACCTTCCCAGGGAAAGGCGAAGGCGTGCTCACTCGTCTCCGTACAAAACTGGTGTCCGGTAAGTTCTTGAGCAAACTCGCTATCGATCTGGGTCTTCACGAGTTCATCATAATGAACCAAAAAGGGCTTCATAGAGGGTGGAACAAAAATCCGAGGATCGTCGAAGATGTTCTAGAGGCGCTCATCGGAGCTATTTATCTGGACCTCGGAATTCCCGCGGCACGACATTTCTTCATGTCCGCACTGCAGAAACACGCTAACATGCACGACATCATGACGGACACCAATTACAAGGACCGTCTGCTCAAGTACGCCAGGACGGTCGACTTGGGCAAGCCCGAGTTTGTCACCACGTTCGAGCGAGGCGGTGGCAGCCCCAGTTTCGTGGTGGACGTGCTTTTGAACGGGCGAAAAGTATCGGAGGGAACTGGGAGGTCCCGTAAGGACGCGGAGCAGAATGGGTCGAAGATCGCTCTCCGTAATTTCGGCATACACGACGAATATATTATGTAAAAAAATAAATGTATGTAATAGAGTAATGAGCAATCGCGATATCAACTTTGATCCCAAATTATGGGGACCTAGCGCGTGGTTTTTTTTTCACACACTTTCGCTGCGATACCCGGTGAACCCGACTGCCGCGGACAAGAAGAACTACAGCACATTTTTCAAGTCTCTTCGCTTTGTTCTCCCATGCGACGGGTGCTGCAAAGGTTTTGAACGCATATTGGAAATGACAAAATTTGGCGCCAAGGATCTGGCGAACAGAGATGCTTTGTTTGCGTGGACCGTGAAAGCTCATGCTCTCGTGAACGCAAAGACGGGCAAGGCTCCGCGGGACGATCCGGATTTCTGGAAAGAAAAGTACATGGCTCTCGCGTTATGATGATTTGAAAATTTCTTTGGCTTTTTGTGTAAAACAGCCAAAGTAAATATAAAAAAATTTTCAAGAGCGTTTTGCTTTTACGTACGAATTAATATGTGACGAAACCATTGCGGATCGCCGTTTTGATTTCAGGTATTTGTCCTGCAGATTTGTATCGTGAATTATCCTGATAACAAAGTCTACAAATCCTTCGAGTCTTGGTGAAATATCATTTTCCCACGTGTACGAGTCTCGATTGACCGAGATGACATTCACGTCTTCGTGAAGAACGCTGCGTTCCTTGGTTTTCAGGCATTCGACGAGGATCGCTTTTTCTAGCCCGAGGAGTTGCAAGTACATTTGAACCTGAATAGATTCGTATTGCGGGATGACTCTGAAAAGCCTGTTCACTCGGTTCTTGATTTCTATCAAGGTCTTGCGATCCTGGGTGATACCATCGATCTTGCCGCCTATGAACCACGGGAAAGAACCGTGTTCGTTTTCGATGATTCCTATCTGCGACTTGTAGAAGCTCGGATCTTCTACGACGTCGATCCCGAGAGTTCCTCTCACGTATTCGAACACCTTTGATTCTTGAGCATTTCCGTATGTCGTGTACGTCGTTTTACGAATCGCATCGTCGACCACGTCATAGAACTCGTGGCTGATATAATTCAAATTCGCATATTTCGTAAACTCGGAAGAAAGTTTGCTGTATTTCTTCGCGACATCCGTGGACGTCTCCTCTTCGCTTCCCGCCACTCTCATAATATCCGCGATCTTTGGATGATTTTTTTCCAGACGATCTATGATCTCGTCGGAAGTCATGATCACATTTCGTTTTAAAGCCGCTTTGTAACTCGGCAAATGAGCACGTTCCCAGAACGCCTCGACTGCGTCGCATATTTTTTTATGCTTGTTATCTCCGATGCAAGCAGCGCCCTGTGACGCGTATACACAAAGGTACGGCTCGATACGGTCGTTCATAATTTCCATTTTATATTATACGAAAACCTTTTTGTTAAATTGTTTATACGTGCCATATCGTCAACTCCGGGTATAAATAATACATGCTTAATCTAAATATCGCAAATATGAATGTACACGTTTACGACTGGGCAAAGCGCAGGAAATACTTCGGGAGAACTGGCGATGTCAGTCATTTGCTTCTCGACAAAGGTGTCTTGTGCGTTCCCGAAAGTTCCAACGATGATTTCGTCCACGAATATTCTCGAGGAGTTCTACTTGGCGGACGGCCGTCGTGCATCGTCGAATACAAACTGAGGATCTTCAGGATGTTTTACGATCTCGATATTGTCACGAAGGACAAACACATGGCAAAAATGATGTCGGTCGGAGAATTTGACAGCCGCGTAAGACATATCATTCACACGATTTGTATAGCTACGGTATTTTTGTTCGACGTGACCAAGACTATGGCGACTATCTGTATTTCAAATATTCCAAAAACAAAAGGAGATGAAATAAAAATAGGCGTTCACATCACGTTCGACAATATTTTTGCGACGTCCTCAACCGCATTGCATATTCGCGAAAAAGTCCTCGAACTTCTCGAAGCGGAAGAGAATCCTTTTTCGAATGGATGGGATCAAATTGTAGACGCAGCAGTTTTCAAGGGTTCCGGGATGCGGTTACCGTGGGCTGCCAAGCAAGACGACTTGAAACGGGTGTATGTACCGCGTTTGGAGTATCTTTTGGATTCCGAAGAGAGTGATATAGTAGAGACCAAACTGGATCCGGACGAAATAATCAAGTCGCTCGAGCAGATAAAAAATATCATTTCGAATACATCTCTCCGTTCGAAGGGAATTCTGACAAAGTTGAGAGACCCCGAGTTTGACATAAATTCGTCGCCGGAGCATTCTGGAGTTTTTTCTCATGCTTCGCTCAAAGAGTATTCGTCGGTCGTTGCAGAACTCGAGCGTTTGATCCCACATCAGTACGATGGGAAAATCACTGGAGTGATCAAAAGTGAATATGTATACATGTTTCGGCATTCGTCAAAATATTGTGCGAATGTCGAGAGGCACCACACCTCTTCCAATACATACTTTCTGGTGAGTAAGAGCGGGATGCGGCAAGGTTGTTATTCGAGGAAAGAAGAGGATCTCGGTAGAAAGTATTGTCCGTGCCGAGAATATAAAGGTGATTACATTACATTACCGTCGGCGATCATAGAAGAACTTTTTCCAGAAGAACCAAAAAAACCACAACTTCCACCAGCGATGCCAAACGAACAATCGAAAAATTATCTGTCGATCGATGCCATCGTCGAACGCGCGACGAAGAAGCCAGTGCCGAAGAAGAAGGCGCCGGTTAAGAAAGAAAAATATTCTAGAGGATCAATGGTTAATAAAATTTTTAAATCATGATAATACACCAATACGTTCATGAGAATATTTGGTCTCGAGGGCAAGTTACGAATATATGCGTAAAATAACTTAACAAAATATATATATGTAAAATAACGATGGCAAACACAAACGATCTTCCCGTCGGACTTGCGCTCGAACCTGACTACATACAGATCCCCGGTCAGAATTTCGCTCTCGTCAGCTTTGTTGGACCAGAGTACTGCCGTCAGAAAAGCGGTCAATTTGCGATGAAGATTCGCGGAGTTTTTGCCACGGAAGAGGAAGGGAAGCAGTATGTGAAACGCCTTCAGCGCAGTGGAGATAACGTTGTAGACATTTTTCTGGTTTCGCTGTACAATTGGGTTCCCATCCCTCCGAACCCGATGGAAGTTCAATCTCAGGAATATCAGGAGCAATTCCTTCAAGACTTGATGAGTGGATACGCCGAGAGTCAGAGGTCTGCCAAGGAGATTTTCAACGAACGCAAGCAAAAAGTGATGAAAGAAGGTCTAGACGCAAATCTCACGGATGCGGAGAAGATCGCGCCGCCTTCCGAGCCTCTCCCGGCATCTGAGAAAATGCCGGAATTCACGAAGGAGGTGATCCCCGAAGAAACCGAGGATGATATGAAGGAAGTGGCCGATGCCAGCATCTCTGACACGATCGATAAGGTGTTTGGCGACGACGTCTGGAATATGCGGAAACGCGAATAACAATTTAATAAAATGTGTGATTAATGTAGTAATGGCTTTGGTTCAGAATCCTAAAAAGTATCTGGAGGCAGCACTCCGCGAATTCTTCGATGATGAAAAAAACACGAGCACGATGCTGAGCATAATTAACAACGAATTGATGAGCCTCAGAACCCTCGACTGGTTTGTATCAAACTTTTCAAAGAAAAAAAACACCATGTTCACGACGAGTTCCGGGAAACTTTTCAACGTTTTCATGGAATATAAAAGCCAGCTAAAAAGTTACTCTAAGAAGATGTTCGACCCATTTAATCGCGGCGACCGGATCGTATTCAATAATGGCGGTAAGGAAATTTCCACGACGTGCGGACAACTGAATTTCTTCCGATGGGTAATTAAAAACAACATTGTCGGCGAGTGTCTGAAGAACATAGACGATGTAGAAGAAGATATGACGAAGTCGATGAAACAGAGAAAGACAACGACAAAACCGGACGAAAAGCGTAAGGAGCTGTCAAAGGCGGCAATAAAATCGTGTCAAACAATTCAAACGCGAGTCACGATCACGTTTAACTGAATCATATCGTCAAACATTCATATATATTTTGGTTACTTATAATAATATCATATTACAATGACCGAGACAATCCTTGCCGAAAACGGGTGCCGCAAGTACTCCGCATTTCCCATCCAATATCCTGACATGTGGAACATGTACAAGAAGGCAGTAGCCTCGTTCTGGACCGTCGAGGAAGTTCCGCTCGGTCAGGACGTGATCGATTGGCGCGACAAGCTCAACGATGACGAACGATACTTCATCAAGCACGTTTTGGGCTTTTTTGCCGCGAGCGACGGAATCGTCATGGAGAACCTCCAGATGAACTTTTCCCACGAAGTGACAGTTCCCGAGGCACGGCAATTTTACGCATACCAGACATTCAACGAATCTATCCACAGCGAAATGTATGCGTTATTGATCGATGCGCTCGTGTCTGACGAGAATGAGCGCAACAAGCTATTTGATGCGATCGAAACTATTCCCGCTGTTGGAAATAAGGCATCGTGGGCTCAGAAGTGGCTCGATCCAAGCAAGTCATTCGCTCAACGTCTCGTGGCGTGGGTATGCGTGGAGGGGATCATGTTTTCTGGCAGTTTTTGCGCGATCTTTTGGCTCCGGAACCGCGGAGTCATGCCCGGTCTGGGACTGAGCAACGAGTTCATTTCTAGAGATGAAGGGCTTCATCAGATGTTCGGCGAATTGCTGTATTCCAAGCTCGACCACAAGCTCTCGTTCGAGGAGGTCCGCGATATCGTGACCGAAGCTGTTCAAAACGAAAAAGACTTTATTTGCGATGCCATCCCATGCAAAATGATTGGAATGAACTCGGACCTCATGAGCCAATACATCGAGTTCGTAGCTGATAGGATTTTCGTGGCACTCGGTCATCCCAAGTTTTATAATTCTGCCAATCCCTTTGATTTCATGGAACTGATTTCGCTCAGCGGGAAAACAAACTTCTTCGAAAAGAAAGTGAGCGAATACCAACGTGCCGGAATCATGAATGCCGAAGACAACGTCTTTGGTCTCGATGCTGATTTTTAAATAATAATTTAACAAAATCTGTAAAAATAATATAAATGGAAAATATTATTTCTCGTTGGGAGAACATCATACAAACATTCGATATAAATGATGTAAATGTAACAATCGAACACACGGAAAAATTCGTCGATAAGCTTTGTTGGCATTGCTGCCATAGCATTCCAATGGGAACTACAACTCTCCAGTATCCGTTCAAGCTCCTTGAAACGGGCAAATTCCAGGTGGGCGGACAGTTTTGTTCGTGGGAATGCGTGAAGGGTTACGCACGAGATAGCATGTCTCGAGTACTTTCCGGCGTTCATCAACTGAATATTCGTCATTACAGAAAGATGATCACGGGGCTGACCGATCCTGTGATCCCAGCTCCTCCTCGAATGGTACTAAAATCATTTGGCGGACACATGGACATCGATGAATTCAGGAAGCCGAATTCGAAGATGGAATATGTTGTAAATTATGCCAAGCTCATCAAGATCATTCCATACGAAACACACGAATATAAATTCGATGACAGACACGTGATTCCAAAGCAAGTCGATAAAGAGATTCACATAGAAAATACGTCTATCGTCAACGATTCGCTAAAACTGAGGAGGCCGAAACCCGCGGTCAAAGGAAAATCTACATTGGAACGCAGTTTAGGTTTGAATACATTTTCTAATCTGATTAAGACGACGTGATCATAGCACGACGTCGTTTGCAGCTCGATAGTTTCTCGCGGCAAATGCAGAACTTGTTTGACCAGGGTAAACATTCACGTGAAACCTGCTCTTCACATCCGTTATATATTCCATCATTCTGCGATCTGCCGTTTCATACACTCGCGCGATCGATTTTTCCATGTCGAGATCGTTCGGCAATCTCAGCTTTATCTCTGATATATTATACAAAACATCATCACGAACTGAAAAAAGTCTGTTGATTTTAGAAATCCCCATGTTGTTCATGTCGAATGTTTTCTGGTACTCCGAGTTAAATGTGTTGAGATGTTCGACGACCTTTTTGTAATACGTCGGATACATCGCTTCGAACGAATTTAACTCAGGAATAGCGACGCCTCTCGGCTTCAAATTTTTGGCTATATTTTTTATATAAGTCCTGTATTTGTACAGCACGAGAAGTAAAAGTGCGACGATGAAAAGCATCATTTTATATAATCAAAATATTTTAAAAAGAGTATATCGTCGTACCATAAATATATACATACGCGTCGAATGATATAGTACGATGAATGAAATTGTTGTGGTGATCTGCGCGATCGCAATTTTCTCTTCAGTTTGTATAGGACTCGTATGTTTGTTTCCGCCAAAACCAGAACTGGAGATAGTCCCGAGTATACTCCCAGACATACCACCGCCACCGCCTTTTTATTATAACGTTTCTTCGAATGATGACACGTTCAAAAAAGATGTGGTCATCGTCGTGGAACATCCGGACGAAAAAATATCGATCGGCACACGTTGATTATATATAAAAATTTTGATTTTATACATTAAAAGATGACGGTTATGACGGCACAAGAGGCGCAGCAAATCAGGCTCGCAAAACGAAATGTAAGCCACGAAACGTACAAGATGCTCTTTGGAGCAGCGCTGCAACTCGTGACACGCAGAGCGAATGCCAACGAAACGTCCGTGATCTATAAAATTCCGCATTTTGTGCTCGGACGTCCGATGATCAACGTGAAGCATGCCGCGAGGTATATATCGGAAAAACTAGCAATTTATGGATATAAAACCAGATTTTACGAAATAAATGACACTTATTACGTAAATATCGATTGGAGCATACAGAAAGTGATCATACCCAAGAAACCTAAAGAAATCAAACGCCAAAAAGTCATAGACACTTCGATCCAAACAAATCCCGCCGAAGCTGTTCGAAGAATGGAGCTCATTAAACTTGCGCTCCAAAATTCTATGAGAAAATAATCAAACAATACGAATGTCCGCGCAATTTAACCAAATTTCTGGCACAGAATATTCGAAGCATTTGGAAACCCCTGGACCACAGTACTTCTTCGGAGTTTTATCAGGACAACATGAATTTCCTGTTTCCCAACGCCATTGTAAAACGCAGTGCTTACACTTCAAACCTCTGGGAAGTTTATATTTTACGATGAGATTCTCTTCATTTCCTCGTAAAAACGATAACATTCCGCTATTATCTGCGCGTCGAAGAACGTTCTTGTTGAAACACCGTTGAGTTGTGAGTGACCGCTCTCTCAGAGGAGACATGCGTTTGTCCGGAAGATCGCATAAACCAAATTGCATTTTACCAAGGTGGTTTGCCGAAAAATATAGCTTGATCGTGATCGTGCTCCCGGATTTATACGTTCTAGTTATTTTCCCCTTGGCGAATTTACCGCCGGCTTCGTGATCTTTCTTCGCATTCCACGGATCACCACACACGCCATATCTGGCTTTCGAATGAACACCGTCGAACATTACCGAAACTCCGCCCGCGTTTAGACAATCCGGACAATCATCGGAATTATAGAGCACGTTTCTCGCAGGCGGTTCTCTCACACTCCCATGGCCGTTCGCTACGATAAAGAATGAAGTCAAGAAGAGTACGTACTTCACAAACATAATATCAATATGAGAGTTTTTGTTAAGTTGTTTGCGTATAAAATCACATTTTAAAAATATATACTACTAATAATAATGTCAGCAAATCAAAAGCTCAGCCCTCTCTTGGTGGAAGCAAAGAACCAGTACATTTTTCAACTGGCGGACGTACTGGCACCATTTGCGATCAATACCGTGAATCAATTGTACATGGCAGCAAAAAAGGATGCTGGCTTTAAAAAACCGACCAAAGATTTCCAGATGAAGTTGCGCGAGATCCCCTTGTGGAATCAAAGTATGATAGATGCACAGGTAACCGCAATTACGAACAAATATAAATATTTTCCGGAATTAGTCGCCGCAGCATTCGTGAGCTATGTGAAAATTTTGTCTTCCGTGAAGATCCACAGCCACAAACCTCACATTCAATTAAAGTTGCCTGCCGACGACGTGTTCGTCCATAAGATTTTCGTAAATGTGGCAAAGACATTTTATTTAGATCCTTCGCTCGTTAAATCTCCTCGCGAGATTCGTCTGTCGATCGTTCGCAATGCCGTAGAGACTTCCGTTCGGGAGCTGCTCCCTACCGAGGACATTCTGCGCGCATATCTCGGCGCTTCCGTGGATGCCGATGGCGTTCAGACCGATCAGATCGATGGCGAAGAAATCGACCTGAGCCCCTCTCCCGAGGACGTCGTGGAAACCGGATCTCCCGCTGGCAGTGTTTCTTCGAGTCTCGAACCGACCACTGCGCTCGGCTCTCCGCAGATCAGCGCTTCGCCGGCGCCTTCGTATGCCGCGCAGATTCCGGCACAGCTTCCCGACGCTGCTGCGGTCCAACAATTGCAAGCTTTGTTGCAACAGACTGCACCTCCTCAGGTTCCTTTGTCAAATCCTATTCCGAGCGTGAGTCCCAGCCCTATGCCTCAAATGCAACAGCAGCAGCCTCAACAAGTGATACAAGTGCCTCGCGCTCCGGTGTATAGCGGCGCGTTCGTCAGCCCGCAGATGCGCGGATTAGGCATGGAGGATGCATCCGGCGACCAGTTTTTTAGTTGATCATTGAAATCATGGTTTGTCGATACGGGCTGAAATATATTAAATCAAAGGAGATTCCGTGTTCTTCCAGCAAATCCAAAACCTCCTCCTTCCACTGACATATATTTTAGTATTCTTTATCTCCCAGTCGTACACGTGATAATTTGCATTTAAGATGGGATCCTCAATGAGTTGGAACTTAAATCCATTTTTTTCTAACAACTTTTCAACATACACCGGCGATGGACGAATACCTGTCCCGTTGAACGCCTGGTCGTAACCTTTCTCATTAATGTTTATGTAAAATGTATTGTCGTCAGAATCAATCACCTCGGTTTCTAACAATAATACATCACATTTCTGTGCAATTTTGGATAAATGTGTTTCGATTTCATTCAAATGATATAACACACCCCAATGAAGAATTATATCAAAATTGTTTGGTATGACATCTTTTTCTGCGTCTAAAATTTGTGTTTTTATGTGAGGATACATTTTGTTAACTTTTTCTAGATGTTCATATCTCGCATCCGTGCTTGTTACGATAGCTCCGAGCTCGTGGAATTCGTTTCCTACGTGAGCGTGACCACAACCTAATTCCAATAGAGTTTTAGATTTGAAAAACCCCGGAGTTATATACTTGGAAATTCCATTCATCCGAGATTGTATCCACTTACTATAATGCCCGGTAAACGCCTTCTCGGTCGCCATCTCTAGTATATATATATTTATTATCGAATCCGGCGATCAGTTTTTTAGTTGATGATGGCAACAGATGACGGGCAAGTGTCATTTGATCCCGGACACATAACGCTATTTATACGTGCTTTGCATCATATCGATATCAGTTAATCATGAGCTCTCCGGCGTTTTCTGATGTCATCAACTTCGACGATGAAGATTTCCAGATGTTTCTATCTACGAATGATGTGGAAATCCTCGAAAATGATGACGTGATCAGCGTTCCCAAGAAAAAGAAAATTAATGATCCTTCGGATCCCGAACACGTGTCGGTATCATACGACATCGATTTGACTGTGGGAGGAGAACGCGTCAAGACTGATCGCAGAAATGCGAACAAGAAGTATGCAGTTCGGGAGTGTCTCGAACAAAACGATCGGAAGCGTTTTGCGGACGCTATGCTCGTCGATGCCATGACGATTCCGACGTTATACGATGATCGAATGGACATGAGCAGGATCTCCGATGAGCTTCTCAGGACCGGCTCGCAAGCTCGAGGGTTGAGCACGATCGTTCTGTCGAGAGCATCTCTGGCAGCCAATGTTTCGTTCGCCATGTTCGAGGCGCACGGTGTTCGTATCTCAAAAGATCTGAGCGTATTCGATAAAGTTTCTTACATTTCATTACTGATCGGACACGTAATCCCGGTGTTCGGACAAATTCGGAAGCCTCCCGCAACAGGGCTGGGCGAAAAGTCAAAGATTTACCACAACCACGTGCCGATAACGGAGGAATGTCATTCGTTTGCATTCGAGCCGGTGATCATATCGACGACGGGAGATTCACCTGGCGACTCCGGCGAGATTATTGCTCAAGGCGTGATCGTTTCGAACAAAGGTATGAACTTCCAGATGGGCGATTTGAGACGAGTATCCTTCGGGAGGAAGGCGGAGTTCGAAGAGAGTCTTTGCTGGGTGTTGATAACGCATATATACGTGGATAAAGACATGTCGTACTCAGCTTTGGGACCTCCTCAGACGAAGAAGATCAAGGATGCGTACACCGTCGTTGAGACAGAACACAGGAATCTGTACGAATATATCTTCAGATGGGAAGCGTTCATGAAGGACAAATCGCATCTCAGGGGATGCGGCGTGAGTCTTTTTGGCTTCACAGATACTAAGCAAACCGGAAAAGATGTCGCTCGCAGACTCGTTCCATGGAGCATTGCTCACGCAGCAGACACGTTGGCATGGTTTCGCGAACGCGATAGCCTCGAATCGTTTCTATTGGAAGCCGAGATGACATCGGTCAGAAGAGCTGCCGGACGCGTTGACATGCCGTCGGGAATGGATATTAGACGATTCCTCCTTCTAGAATTTCTGCTGATCGATACACCTCTCGAGCCGATGCTGTATGGAGAACGAGTATCATTCCCATTCGATGCTCCGATTATTGTCGATGGAGGCGCCGGCCTGTATAAGCGGCTTCACGAATACTGCCGCGAATTTATTTGAAATACGCCGGATGTTCGGCCGCCCATGGAAACGGAGTACATGGTCTCGAGGGCAGTTTGTCGATATAAAATATCATATCGTCACTAAAAACAATTTAAATAAAGCCATAGCGTTTAATGTATAAAAAATGCCAAAGTGCCCGTGCGGAAAACACGCAAGTTTCAACATCTCGGGTCAAAAGAAACCGATCTATTGCGGCACGTGTAAAAAACCAGGAATGGTCGACGTCGTACACAAAAGATGTCTGTGCGGAAAGCAGCCGAGTTTTAACGTGCCCGGAGAGATCGTCGGCATAGCCTGTTCAAAGTGCAAGACCGACGAGATGGTCGACGTCGTGCGCAAGAGATGTCCGTGCGGAAATCGTCCGAGTTTTAACATGCCCGGAGAGACCGTCGGCGTGGCCTGTAAGATTTGCAAGACCGACGAGATGGTCGACGTCGTGAACAAGAGATGTCCGTGCGGATCATTATCGCCGAGTTTTAACGTGCCCGGAGAGACCGTCGGTGTGGCCTGCATGAAGTGCAAGACCGACGAGATGATCGATGTTGTGTCCAAGAAGTGTCCGTGCGGAATGCGACCGAGTTTTAACGTGCCCGGAGAGATCGTCGGCGTGGCTTGCTCGAAGTGCAAGACCGACGAGATGGTCGACGTCGTTCACAAGATGTGTCCGTGCGGAACGCACCCGAGTTTTAATGTGCCCGGAGAGACCGTCGGCGTGTGCTGCTCGAAGTGCAAGACGCCCGAGATGGTCAACGTCGTGGACAAGATATGCTCCGGATACAACGACATCCCGTGCCCCGTGAGAACATATCTGGTAAACGGTCGCGAGTATTGCATGTCATGCGACCCGAACGAATCCCGGAGGAAGCGATTCAAGCTGTTCGAGAACGTCTTCTTCGAGCACGCGAAGGACCAGCTCGACGTCCACCAGCGGGAGTTCGTCGTGAAGTTCGACCCGTCGGAGACCGCGAAGAAGTTCGCCAGAGTGGACGGCATCGTGTTCGGCGACGGCGTCATCGTGTGCCTGGAGGTCGACGAGAACGGACATCGAGAGTACGAGTGCGACGAGCATCGCATGCACCTCGTGACGGCGGAGCTGCTTCAAAAATATCCGGATAACGTCGTGTCGTGGGTCCGCGTGAATCCCCACGTAGGTTCGAAGAACGAATGGAGCGCATCTTCGAAGAAAAAGCGAGCGAAGCGGTTCGACGAGGTCATCGCCGTCGCGAAGGACATTTTGGAAACGCGTGATGCTCGTGTGAAATATATTGGTTTTTAATTAATAATATAAAATATCATATCGTCATTCTCGAATATTCAGCCGCCCATGGAAACGGAGTACATGGTCTCGAGGGCGGTTTGTCGATATAAAATATCATATCGTCATTCTCGAATATTCGGCCGCCCATGGAAACGGAGTACATGGTCTCGAGGGCGGTTTGTCGATATAAAATATCATATCGTCATTCTCGAATATTTATACGCGTACATGTAATGAATATTAAAAATGTCTACGATACTTAAATATAATGCTAATGTATATGCATATATTACCAAGAAAGATACATTCGATGATATCGCGCTCGCGTGGTACAAAACATCTGGCAAATTCGACAGGAACTCGTACGGTCGTTGGATCGACGATAAATTTAAGACGCAACTCGTGCGAGCATCGATAGATAACTCGATCGTATTTCTACCGACGAATATGCCACACGATTCGATAAGAGAAGACATAATTAATCATATCATGCTCGTCGGATATTTCGATGGATGCGTCCGGTTAGCTGCAATTGGGATCGTCGTGGGATATTCGATCTGTCCTACGGAGATGTTCGAATACTCGCATATGATACTCGTTCACGTACTATCGACATCGATGGCTGCATCGATAACTCTGGAGCAGGTATCCGGTATCGACAATCTATGTCTGGAACAAAAAGAATATCTTCCGGATAATGTATTCAAGCTGGTCGATGATGTGACGGACAAGATCGATCTCGGCCTCGAAAATATGACATATATTCAAGAATACGAAAAACACATCATGTTCGCTCATGCCTATGGAAAGTATTTGGATGCGGCACTTAATGTATGTACGCCGGTAAAAGTGTTGGAAGACGAACGAAAGAAGCGGATCTTGGCATTGAAGTATCATCTTGATCAAAAAAACAAGTTGCGATTTCCGTCGGCGAGACAAAAGTTTTCGATTGAGAATATCATAAAATTGTATAAGCGGTTCACATCGTAAATTAAAATATTTTGATATATAAACATGAAGAACATGTACGTGATATTGCTGGTGATAGTGGCAATATTCGCTACGTGGTTCGTAACAAAACAGATGTACATCAACCGGACGATCGAATTCTTCACGACAAATTTCCAGCCCTCCGATAATCTCGAGGACGCTATCAAAGGGTATAAATACGCCTTTGGCGATAAGCGTTCAGACCTGGACACGTATTTTGGTTTCCCAGATAACATAATGACTGGATTCTCTCACAGAATACTCCCGATTATGAAATAAAATATGTTGTAATAATATGACGCCTCAGAGACCGATCAAAACAGGAAAGAAAGACGCGAAAGGCCGGCCTATATTTAAAGGTCCACAAGGCGGCTTATTTGTCATGAACAGCCGTGGCAACCCTACCGCACCGGCTAAACGCAACTTCATCAGTTTGAACAAGCTGATGACAAACCACGTGAGAAGAAGTTATTAGAATGTTTGTGATTGTTTTGCCAAGCAATGCTTTTGTATGGCAAAATAATGTATAGTAATTTTAGAAGTCTGCAAGGCCGCCGTTCTCAAAGGGGAGTGTTACCAGATCTTCGCCGCTAGAGCCATTGGTCACGAAAATGAGCGCGATTCCCGCCATCATCACAGCAATGAAAACTTGTGCAAACTTTGATGCGAGTTTCTTCTCTTCTGGATCCGCATATTTAGTGTAAAGAGTTGTCAGCACAGCGCTTAGAAATGCCACGATCGATGCTTTCATGTATGGATTTTCGATCATTGTTTATATTCGAATATATATTTTTTTGAAAATTTTTACATCACGACAATATCTTCCATGTAAAACTCGTAGTCCGTTTGATCGGTAAGACGAATGCGCAAAGACTTCACGTGTTCGAGATCTTGAAAGGGGAACATATCTGAAACATACGTCATACATCCATTAGATGTATTGAAATCTACGTTCGGTCCAGCGTATTTTGCGACTCTTTTTGTCACGTCGGCGATTCTTCCGTCGTCGTATTTGAGAAACGCGAAGAGAATTTTTGGATTGTTCTTCATCTCCAGCTTTTTGCGAATAGGCCAATGAACGTTGTCATCTCTTTGTATGACACATCGAAATTTTTGACCGTGAGAAACATATCGAACCTCGATCCTATACTTGTCCAGCGCGATACTTTCTTTCAGTTGTTGTATGGTCATAGTAGTCGGTGCGTGCTCGTACATTGTTTTGGGGGTTTCAGTCTCGTCGAATACCAGAACTTTATCGATTTTATATCCGATCGGATGTCTGATCATCCGAAACAAGTTTTGCCACATCATATACGCAATTTCGTACATGTGTTAATAATTTAACATTATTTTTTTAAGTTATTATATGAAGCCGCCGGAGATTGCTAGATATACTCCGGCAGATCATCGAATGTCTAGAACAAAATACAATACGAAGAAGTACAAGCTTCAAAAAGAACAGAAAGTCGAACAAGTTTCGAAGTTCTCTACGTTTCAAGAGGCATATGACAAAAACATAGAAATGTTTCAGAGCAAAAAGAAGAAATCTCCGAAAAATGCCGAACAAATAGAGAACGAGGAGATGGAATATCTGCTAAACACGATTCCGTTTATCAAAGAATATGGAGTCGATACGATTGCTACGGAAGAACCGGGCGACGACGAAGATTCGCCAGAACTTATTAATATAAGATCCACAAATTCGAACAAGAACACATTTAATAAGTATTTATACACCGTTGAAAAAGTCATGAATTCTGATACCATAAAATCTATACTGCAA